TGGCATTCTGGTTTAAGGTTGATGACGTTGATCCTCCTGTTTCTGGCGGTAAGCCTGTCACAGGCGGCGTAATGGATGTAACTCCGGTAGTCCCGCAGAATGATGTAGGTACGCCAGTGACCCCGGTAGGGGGCGTAAACAGCTCCATTATCGGGGTCTGCCCCAATGAGGGCCAGGGTCCAGACGACCTGCTGTTCGACGCGGATACGGTAGACCGTACCGCCGCGCTGATTGGTGGGGGCGGTACGGACGGTACCGATACGCCCATAGCCCCGCTGGTGCTGCAGACGGCAGATCCTGCCAGCAGCACCGCTACAGGCAAGGGCATCCGGTACAGCGTGGCTACTGGGGCTGATGTGGCGGCGGGGGGTGCGTTCCCCAATACCTACACCAACGAAACAGATCCAGAAGAAACAGTCGTCCAAGATGGCGGCGCTATCGCACAGGAGCCTTAAGGTGAGCCAACTACTCCAACAGTTTGCGGGGGAGTCCGGGGTCGCGGTCATTAACTCCACAGACGCTGTGAGTAGCTACGCCTCTGGACTGCCCGCTGACGCCGGCGCCCTCGCTGTAGATGACACCTCTGCCATCGCCAGCTACCACATGGGGTTACCCCTCACAGCAGGCGGGCGCGTCGCTGTGGGGTTCAACGGCGCGACCGCCGAAGTGCAGGACGGCGCACGGCCTGTGGATAACGTTGGACGAATAACTATGGAGAACATACTTGGGGCGGCAGCCTACACGGGAGGCGTCCCTTACGATGTAAACAGTCGGGTGCTCGTTTCTGGTACTGGCATACCGGGCGGGGTAGGCGGGTTTGATGGCGGGTTCGATGGCGGGTTTGATTAGAGGCGATTTAAGGTCGTACATGAATTGAGATCGCTCAAGAGGTATTCAAAATGGCACGTAAATTTTTAGATACGATTAAAGGCGCCATAGTCAGCGACCTTCTGGACAACAACACGGGCCTGATTAGCCCTAAAGACGTTCGGGATGTGTTGACGGATATGGTCGATTCTTTAAAGGAGGACGAGGCCGAATTGGTTTCTGTTGGTGAGACTACCGCCGTTGCTCTGACAGGCGCGTTTGTTGATCTGACAACGGTGTATGACTTCGGCACGGGTGATGACGGTGACTTTCTTAACGTCAACGCGGGCAACGGCACAGTCACTGGAACCTCAACGGCGGGCTTTAGTTATCGCTTGAGCGGCACTATTGTTGCAACGGCGTCAAATAATGAGGTTATTGAGCTGACATTTGGTGTTGATGGTGTACCCACTGGCGGGATTATCACAATAGAGGGTTCAGGCACGAGCGACGCTAGCAGGCACTGGCAGAGCTTTATCCGCGCCGCCCCCGCTAATGGAGTATTTTCGATCATGGCTGCGGCAAAGGATGGCGCCGCAACCGTTGATATTGTGTCGGCCCGGTTTGTTGTTGCCGTATTACCCACGAATGACGCATAATCAGCAAGCATAACCCCACCGACCGAGGAGGTCATATAGCATGCCACCGATTGCAGACGTAAACCACGAAGATTTCATGAGCAGCAACCAGAGCCGTATGGATGAAGGGCTACTGGTTAAGTTCTTCCTGAAACCCAAGCAGGATAAAGCCGCTTCTGCAGAAGCTGGGCGCCCGATATTCAAAGAGGTCGAGTATATCGACATCAAGATCCCGGGCAGCCGTGAAGGAGTCTGTCGCCCCGCTAGACAACGCGATATCCAGCGTTTTCCGCGGCATTATCAGGCATTCAAAACCCGGGTTGAGGGTGAAGAAGATGTTATTGAGGGGACGCTGTTGGCTGAGTGGCCGCTAGCCACCCGCGCAATGGTAGAAGAGCTGGCGTTCTTTAACGTGAGAACCGTCGAGCAATTAGTGAGCATGAGCGACGCTAAAGCAGGGCAGTTCATGGGAATGAACGGCCTGAAAGCAAAAGCCCAGCAGTGGTTAGCCGCAGCGAAAGAGCAGAAAGCCGCGACTGACCTGAAAGCGGAGCTGGAGCGCCGCGATGAGCAGATCGCCGCCATGCAGGCCCAGATCGAAGAGTTAATGACAGCAGCCAAACCTGTCAAACCGAAAACCAAGAAAACAGCCAAGCAAGATGCTGCTGAAGATCCGCCTGAAGAGGATTAATCGATGACTGCCACCTTCACAGCAACGGCGAATGACATACTGAACCGGGTCGCCGCGGAGGTTGGCATCGATACGGTTCCAGACCCCTACGCCTCCTCCAATCAGGCGTTTCAGCAGATGAAAACGCTGCTGAATATCGCCGGGGAGGAGCTGAATCAGCTCCACCCCTGGGAGGAGATGAACCGCGAACACCAGATCACCACCGCCAGCACTGACAGCGGCGATTACCCGCTGCCCTCGGATTTCCTGTACATGCTCAACCAGACCGGCTGGGAGCGCAGTGAGAACGTACCGCTGTTCGGGCCGTTAAGCGGTCAGGCGTGGCAATACCTGCTGGGGCGTGACCTGGTTACCTCGACTATCTACGCCAGCTTCCGCATGAAGCAGGGCGCGTTCAGCATATTCCCCCAGCCGCCACCTGACGGGCTGGATATCCGCTTTGAGTACCAGTCGCGTAACTGGGTATCGGACTCCACCACCGGCTTTGCAACCGATAAGGACAGCGTGACCGTGGGCGCCGACATCCCGATGTTCGACCGGACGCTGATCAGCCGATACCTGAAAGTGAAATTTCTGGAGGCCAAGGGTTTCGACAGCACCAAGGCGCAGGCGGATCTGAACCAGATGTTTCAGGTCGTGAACAGCCACGATAAGGGCGCTAACGTCCTATCGGCGGGACGTAATAGCACCGGGTTCCCTTATCTGGACACCTACCGTAGCACCCCTGATAGCGGGTACGGCTAATGATAGGCGCACGATACCCCAGAGCTAGCGCGCACCCGCAGACCAGCGATTCGGTGGTTATACCCGCCCCTGCCGGCGGTATGGACGCCCGGGTCGGTGCAGGGTCAGGCGATATGAACGTGGCGCTGCTGCTGTACAACCTCATGCCCGCTGAGTACGGGCTGCAGATACGCTCAGGCTACCGGGTGTGGGCGGAGGGGTTCGATGACGAAGAAATCCGCACGGTGATCCCCTATCAGGGGCTGGATGTCAGCCAGGCCGATGACAAGTTGTTTGCGGTCACCCAGTTCGGTATCTGGGACGCCAGCACCGCCGGCGGCACCCCCACCCTGAAAGTCGCTTTCGGCACCCAGACCGCCGATGCCGGGTACGGCGTGTACACCCACTACGTCAACGATAACGGCAACGACATGGTCTATTACGCCGACGGCGAGAACGGCCTGTTTGAGTACGACACCAGCGCGGATACCTGGGCGCAGGCGACAAATCTGGTCGCTGACGCCGGGGCAACCACCCCGTGGGCCATCGCCAACATCAATTACGTTGTCAGCCACAAAAACCGCCTGTGGTTTTGCCAGAAAAACTCCAACGTCGGCTGGTATCTGCCGGTCGCAGTGGCTGAAGGCACCGTAAAAGAGTTCTTTTTCGCCCGCAAATTCAAGCACGGCGGTAATCTGGTGGGGGTCTACAACTGGACGATGGACGGCGGTGCTGGCCGGGACGACTATCTAGTGGCCGTCAGCCGCGGGGGTGATGTTATCCCGTACACCGGAGGTAACCCCGACAACGCTGACGACTGGGACTCTACCGGCACGTTCTTTATCGGTAACATACCCCGAGGCGCCCGTGCGGTGTCAGAGTACGGCGGTAACCTGTACCTGCTGTCCACGCTGGGGCTGGTTTCCATGACCGATTTGCTGGCCGGCACAGACCCGGCGACCATTGTTGAACGCAATAGCATCGGGTACAAGATAGCGCGGCTGTTGCGGGGCGATGTGAACCTGTACCGAAACAGCAACGGCTGGGCCATAAAATACCTGCCGCAAGAGGGCGCGATACTGGCGACGGTCCCTCCGCTGGCCGATGGCACCTACCGCCAGTACGTCTACTCCGTGTCCACCGGCGCCTGGGGCATCTGGCGTGACGTAGCCATGCTGTGTAGCGAGCCGTATCAAGGCGAGCTGATGGTAGGCTCTGAAGCCGGTCGGCTGCTACGCATGGATGTCCCCAAGGACGAGGTAGCGTCCGACAACACAGGGGGCAACCCCATCAAGTTCGCGGCGCTTACCTCCTACACGGATTTCGGCGCACCGGCCCAATTCAAGCGCGGCGTGTTTGCGCGCCCCAATTGGTCCGCAGAAGTTGTGCCGACTTACGAGTGCGCTACGCTCTACGACTACTCCCTGCAGTTTAATGACAGCCCCACAACAACAGCGGGGCAGACAGCAGCCTTATGGGATACCGCCGTATGGGACTTCGATGTGTGGGCCGATGACCGGGGCGTACCGGAATTCAGCCTGCGAGGCACCAGTGGCATGGGCCGCACGGTAGCCATCTCCATGAGCGGTTATGCCCAAACCGGCACTGTTTTGCTATCATGGGACGTATCATGGAACACGGGGGGTTTCCTGTGAACGTGGTATTTCGGGCGTTGGACACGGATAAAGATTGGCCGTGGGTGCAAAAGCACCTGCAGCTGGCGCTAACGGATAACACGTCCGGCGTCGTGGCAGTCAATGCAGACACGCAAGAGCTGGTAGGCGCAATGGTCTGTGAGAGTTGGACCGTAACCAGCGTCCAGTGCCATTTTATCGTGGAGCATCGCGCTGCGCTGCGCCATAATTTCCACCGGGAGTGCGCACGGTACGTCTTCACTACCGGCGACCGGCTGAAAATGATCGGCATTGTGCCGTCTAACAACATGGCGGCGTTAAAGATCAACAAAAAATTTGGGTTTACGCCGGTAGGGGTCATCGAAGACGCCTTTGACGTTGGCGAACACGCGGTAATCCTTGAGATGCACCGCGATAACTGTAATTACTGGGAAGGGTTCCCCGTGGAACATCGGAGAGTGGCACATGGGTAAGAAAACAGCAGACGCCCCTGACTACGAGGCGGCGGCAATCGCTGAAGGCGCTGCGAATAAGGAAAATCTTGAGCAGCAAACATGGGCAAACCGCCCCACGCAAAACAACCCGTGGGGTACGATGTCGTGGGAGCGGGAACCTACCTGGGACCCGGTCACCGGCCAGTACATCAACGAGTGGACGCAAAACCAGACGCTTGCAGAACCTTTGCAAGGCGCGCTGGAAAACGAAATGGCGCTCATGGAAGGCCGCAGCGGTTTAGCCTCTGGCATGATGGGCGACCTGGCTACCGATTTCGGCACCCGCATGGACTGGGATCAATACGGCGACCCGACGCAGCTCAAGCGGCGCGGCGACCTGACCGGGATAGGTCTTGACCCCCGGCAGCGGCAGCTCGACTACTCTGACGCCTACAGCATCGATGACCCCGTTTACGGCGTACAGAAGGCAGAAGACGCCTTCTACGACCGCGGCGCGCAGCGTCTGGATCGGCGAATGAGCAATCAGGCTCAGGATATGGAGGTCAAGCTCCGCAATCAGGGACTGCAGCCCGGCGACGCCGCCTACGACCGGGCCATGAGAGATTTTGGAGAGGAGCGCACCGACGCCTATCAGGCGCTTGCCAATGAGGCGATCATGGCAAGTGGCAGTGAGGCCGAGCGGATGTTCGGCATGCAGAGTTCCCTGCGCGGGCAGCAAACGGGTGAAGAGGACCGCTCCGCGGCTTTCGGTAACCAGGCCCGGGATCAAGGCTTTAACGAGCGGATGCTGGCCGGCAATTATAACCAGGCCAAGGATCTGCAACAGGCGAACTACGCCAACCAACTCCGCCAGCAGCGTATTAACGAGGGTATGGCTCAACGCGGGCAGCGCCTGAACGAGGTGAACGCCCTGATATCCGGCCAACAGGTCGCCCAGCCCAGCTTCACGCCGTTCAATCAGGCAGGCGCGGCGCAGGCGCCGCAGCTGCTGCAGGCCGCCGGCATGCAGGGGCAGCAGGCAGCAGCTAACGCATCGGCCTCAAATGCAGCGTTTGGCAACATGATGGGCGGCGCGAGTACGCTGGGTATGATGCTGTCAGACCGGCGCCTGAAGCGTAATATTCGACAGATCGGCACCAAAAGAGGCTACCCGATCTACGCCTTTGACTACCTCTGGGGCGTTGCCGGTATCGGCGTGATGGCCGACGAAGTGCCTGCTGAGTACACCGTACAGCAGGGCGACTATAAGATGGTGAACTACGGAGAACTTTTCGCATGAGCGCAGCCAGCAGATTTGCCGCAATGACCACCCGTAACGCGCCTGAACTGACAGGCCGCAACCGGCAGGCGCCCGCGCCCCGGAGTCAGGCGCTACGAGCGCCTCCTCCCGGTGGGCAGGGGCTGCATCAACCGCCCCCCGGCGGGTTGCAGCAGGCACCGCGGGGCGGGCAACAGCTAATGCAGGAGCCAGCCAGGCCGCTGATGTACCAGCAGCAGATGCAAGCTAACGCTTTACGAGGACGATAACCATGCTACAGCCAATGAACACAGACAGCCAATCGATCTACCAGAAGCGTCTGGATGAGATCAACCGCCTGCCGGAAGACCAGCGGCAGCAAGCTCTGGAGATGCTGGCCCGGGACTATCAAGGCCGCGGCGAGCTGCTGGGCGCCCAGCGGGGTGAGGCCCAGAGTGCTTACGAAGGCGCTATGAGCGACATGCCGATGGGCGCGCAGACAGCGGGTCCGGCAAGTAACCCGTTCGCTGTCGCTGTCGCCAACCCGCTGGGGTCGGTAGCCAAAGGGGTTCAAGGCTATCAGGCTAAACAGGACCGGGCTGCTGCCGAGGCGAAGATGGCGGAAATGTCCAAAGCCAAGGAGCAGGCCACCAGCGCGCTGATGGGCGCGCAGTCTAAGGCTTTACGCGGGGGTGGGCAGCCGCGTCCCGGGCAGCCGGGTGGGATGCCCCAGCCAGGCACTCCTGAATACGAGATGATGATGCGGAGCCAGAGGAACATCTAATGGACGATATTAGCGCAATGCTGGGTCTGGGCATCGATGACGCCCAGAAAACACAGATGCTGGCTGACAGTCTGCGGGGTCGTAAAGACGCTGCGGACCGCTTTGCGCTGTCCACGATAGGCAACATAGCCGCCGGCGCGCAGGGCGAGCAGAAGGCCGTTCTGGCCGGCGCGCAGCAGGCTGGCGGCCTGCGTAAAGCCCAGCAGGCCAGAGAACAGGCTGCGGAGCAAGCGCGGCTGAACCGCGCGCTGCAGGCAGAAGAAGGCCGCCTGGGGCGTGAAAGCCGGGAACGCATAGCAGATGAGGGTTTAGTAAATGCGCTGGAGGTGGCGCGGCTTAAAAATGCGGGTGACGCTAATGACAATCTGGACACCCGCACCCGGCAGATAGAAAGTGACCTGCGGTCGTACAGTAAAGAATTCCAGAAGACGAACATCCCGCGTGTTGAAGAGTCAGTAAAAGCAGTCGATAGACTGCTATCCGCGCTGCCGGTGGACGAGAAAACCGGGAAGCTGGAAAACGTCCCGGGCGTAGGGTATCTCGCAAACATCCCCTTCGCCGGGGGTGCTTTTACGTTAGCGGAAGACGCGATAACCCCTAACAAGGAAGGCGTACCTACGGCTGCCCAAATTCGCGCCGCGCGGCAAGAAGTCTTTAACCAGCTTATCAAGCTGCAGTCCGGTGCGGCGGTGACATTGCCCGAGATGCTGCGTAACCAGATCGCGCTGGGGTCTGAAGTGTGGACTTCCGATGCCGACTTCCTCAACATGTGGCCGCTTATTAAGGAGGGTATCGCGCAAACCCGGCTGAACTACGAGCGCGGTTACGGGCCGGAGGTGGTGGATATATACAACCGCCGCGCGGCGGGGGAAGACCTGAAGGTTAAAGACTACCTGAGCGGCGCCCCCGCCCCCACCACCACCACCGACGACGGCGGGCTGGACGTGGACGCCGAGATCGCCAAACTCCAAGCTGAATTGGGTGTGACGGATGACTGAAGCAGAGGGTCAGGACAAGCTAGCCAAACTGGATCGTTTGAAAAAACTCCAACGGCTGCGAGAACTGCAGGCTATGAAAGCTCAGCAGAGTGTGCCTGTGCCAGAGCCGGAGAAAGCCCCGCTGGACGCGCTGAACACCCTCCGCGGTGGCATACAGTCTCTTTCCCAAGGGCAGACATTGAACTGGGGTGATGAGATTGCGGGCATGGGTCGCGCTATGGTGGACCCCCTGATCGGCAAGCTGACAGGTAACGAGGCAGCTGTCGAAGCAATGACCGGCCAGACCGCACCTGCAGGCATCACTGAGAAAAACTGGGCCATGTACGCCGAGGACGAGCGGGCGAATCTGGACCAGTTCCGAGAAGACAACAAGAAAACCGCTTTCGGGCTGGAGTTGGCTGGCGGCTTTGCATCGCCCGTTAACTTTATAGCCCCGGGCAGCACGGGTTTAGGTCCAGGTGCCTCATTCGCGCAGCGCCTACGTCAGGGCGCCGGGCGAGGGATTATAGAGGGTGCTGTAGCCGGCGCGGGTAACGCCGACGAGAATCGTTTGGGCGGCGCGACAATGGGGGCCGCTCTGGGCGGGGTACTGCCGGTAGGAATTAACGTCGCTGTCAAGGAGCCGTGGCGGCAGCTGACCAAGCGCCGCATTGTTCAGGATCTGTTTGAAGAGACTGTAGACGAGTTCGGCAACGTAGTACGCAAGCTCAAAACGCCTATTCACATGACCGGCGAACACTCAACGCTGGTGGATCTGTACCGGCAGGTCGTGGGGCGCGCCTGGGGCGGCAAGCAGGTGCTGGGCGCGCAAGAGGCGCCTATCATTGAGGCGGCCAAAGCAGGGGCCGAGAAGGCCACAGGTAAAGCCAAGATTCTGGCCCGGACGCTGAATAAGACAAAAAAGGAGATCGGCGTAGACGCCAAACGCGCGGCGGCAGAGATCGATCTGGACGCCAAACAGGCTTCTGAAAAGATCGACGCCCAGTACGCGGAGGATATGGCTACCGTTAACCGCCAGATAGCCGATGCCGAGGCAGCGGGGGATCTGGAGAAGGTCGCCCAGCTGGAGGCTGTCGGGGAGATGGTTGACGCAGGCGTTGAGAAAGAGGCTATGGATTTACGGGCGCTGGCCGCCACAGAGGCCATGCCTGATGACGCGCGTCTGGATATCATTAACGGCGTTGACGGCGACGACCTGCTCGAGGGGCCGCTTGACGTAAACGACCCCTTGGCGGTCAACAATCGCCTGATAGATTGGTGGCGTAAACGCGGCTTCTCTATGGTCAAGGACAAAGAGTTTACCTGGGACGAAGGTTTAGGGGCTTCTGTGGCCCGGGAATTTAACGAAGACCCCGGGCTGGCTATGGCGCTCGACGATGCGCCGGGGCTTATCGCGGCGATAGAGCGCCGGTTCGGTATGTCTAAGGCTATGGAGTCTCTGAAGGGTGGCGCGCCGTCAGAAGAGGGGTTGATGCTGTTTGATGAGTTCTTCAAGGACTCGACTCTCAAGGTAGACGGTGACGCATTGATGGAGATGCGTAACGTCTTTGCCAAGGCGGCCAGCCGTGGGGGTGACAAGAGTTTCGCCTACCGGCGTATCAGGGATAAGTTCGACAACCTGATCCGGCGGCAGCTTGACGAGGGCAGCGTCGAGGCGTTTAACGATCAGCTGGCGCGCTGGTCTAAGCGGCTGACCTACGAAGAGGCGACCGCTGCAGCCAACACAACCCGCGGCCTGTGGACCCCTGAGCAGTATGCGTCAGCGGCTAAAAAAGTCACGGGTAAAGAGGCCGCGTCGCGAGGCGTTTCACCCCTGTACGGGGAAACCAACACGGCACTGGAGCGCCAGGCTGCTGCCAAGGCGGCAGGCCAAAGGGCGACGACAGAAGCCACTGAGCAGAGCAGCGTACTCGCCAAAACACGCGACGCTGAGAAACAGGCGCGAGAAGCCGCCGCGCAACAACGAAAAACCCAAGCCTTGGAGGGCGTGGGGGAGCAGCAGCGGCTGGACAAGGCGCTAGCGGAAGCGCAGGCCGACCAACGAATCCGAGACTTAGACCTTCCCGGGCAGAATCTGGCTGCGGGTAACGCAGCACGAGCCGCCAGAATTAACGCCAGAGAGGTGGCCTCCCGAGGCATACCGCAGAAGGCGTCGGGGCTGTCCTCCCTGCTGACAACCCTATTGCTGGCTGGCGGCGGTGCGGGGTTGGGCGGGGCTGTAGGAGGCCCGGTTGGTGCCGCCGTCGGTCTTGGCGTGGGGTCTTCTGTAGCTAGAGGGCTGGGGCAGCCGGGTATGCAAGAGGCTATGGCGGGACAGCTCCGGTCACAGCAATTCATGAATCAGGTGCTGGACTACGTTAACGAAAACGCCATAACGCCCGCAGCGCAGCGGACGTTGACCCGAGAATTTTTAATAGATAACGCGACAGAGGATTAAGCCATGCCACGCGATGCTTCAGGCAACTACACATTACCGCTGGCGGATGTCGTAACCGGCACTACCATCACCGCGACGTGGGCGAACACCACGCTGGCTGATATAAAAGCGGCGCTGACCGATAGCCTGTCGCGCTCGGGTGATGGTACCTTGACCGCGCCTATAGGTTTAGTAGACGGATCTGCCGTATTGCCGGCCTTGGCGTTCCTGAACGCGCCGAACACGGGTCTGTATCGCGCCGGGACGAATGACATCCGACTGTCCCTTAACGGGACGGATATTGTCCGGTGGTACGACACCGGCACCCCGCGGGTGGCTATCAGCGCTGACTTTGAAGTTGCCGGGGCTACGCGTAGCCAAACTTTAATTGCGCAGTCTGCTTACCCTGAGGTTACCTCAAAACACGCTACGGTCTTAGCGGCTGACCTGGACAACGCTGGGGGTAGGTTTCGATTAACTACTCAAGACGATGCGCTAGTTGGGGCGTCAGGTTTTCTAGGTAACACTCACCTGTATTGGACTTTCAAGAACTGCAAGTCTGTCCCAGAGTGGCGCTGGGTTGATGGTAGTGACGTTATTCATGCCCGGCTTATAGACGGCAACCTGAGCCTCCCCTTATCAGCGCCTGCTAGTGATGACCATGCCATGACTAGAGGCGCGGCTGACGCTCGATACGCAAAAATATTTGCAGAGGCGGTGTTTAACGTTGACACCAATGATGCGATAACAAGCGTGTACGAGAGAGGCTTTGGCGCGCTTGCTACAGCTGGCTCTCCAACTTCCCCATACTACACGGCTCAGCTGGATACTCCGGTCACTACCGAGAATTTGATTGTGCAGGCAACAGTAGACTACATCGCTTTTGGTCCTTCCAGTCCTTTTGCTATTCCGTATATTATCCAGGCTCGGGTTACTGGTTCTGAGCTTCAGTTTAAAGTCTTTGACGGCTTTGCGCCTGGAGATGTTGTAACAGGCTCTGCCTATCGTGTTCACGTCATGCTTACTGAATCAGTGGCGGTGTAGCTATGCCTAACTCAGTAAAAAATCTTAATAGCAGCAACGTTGCCAAGTTAGCGACCTATGCAGGACATATAACGGCTGTGCTTGCACTTTTGGCTGTTGCTTGGAACGGAGCTAAAGCTATCAGCGATCACTACGCTAAAAACAGGCAGCTTTCCTGTTTAGAGCAAAGGTCGAAGCTAAACGATTTAAAAGCTGACCTTGAGGACACGGCAGAAGAACACCACTTCTTGGAATTGCTTCGGGCCGAAGGGTCTTTAACTTCCGCAGGGGTGCTTCGTTTAGACTGGCTAGGTAAAGAAATCGGTAAAAAGCAGGACTCTGTAGACGTTAGAGGAGAGAAAGTTTTAAGTGTATGCCTTAACGGACACTGATGAGCTAATGGGCGTCCGATGTGAGCAGGGCATACTGGTTGCTGTGTGGGCAGACGATTTAGGGTTATGCCCTTACTGCACGCCGGGGAAAAATAGTCAGTATCTAGGTAAAGTGGTTAACCATGGGACCGAAAGCTGTGACAACAGCAACGTTTAATGGGCTGCTTGTGTTAGCAGGTGCTGCCCTTGCATTGGTTGTAGTAGTTGGGAGTCAGTGCGCCTCCACGAACGAGGCTATCGGTGACGTCCCCCACCCTATCACTTGCTCCGGCTGTGTTTATGTTGTTACTTCAGGCGAGGGCAACAATGTCAATGTCGAGTCTATGTCGAACCAAGAAGAAGGCTCGGTTGGGGGGTTAACGCCGGACCCTAAAAACATTAAGTCGGCGTCCTCTATAGCGTCAGTGCAGGAGGTGTTAAACAAAATGGCTGAGAACGAATCGGGGCTACAGAATGATGGAGCAGAGAAGCCTTGAGGATATGGCTGGCAAAGTGCGCGTACTATCAGACCGTTTGGAGCTTATTATGAAGGTCTTGGTCATGGTGGTTGCCGGTATGATGGGAGGGGCTATCGGCTTCTGGCAGTATTTGGGGTCGGTTCAGGTGCGAGTGCACGAGAATGTTCAAGCCCAGAAGATGGACCGTCTGACTGAGCTAGCCGCAGTATCGTCGGAGCTGACGGGGATGATACATGACTTAACCTTGATAGTTCAGACTCACCAGAACCAGTTAGAGACAGATAGAGAGCGGGCAGATGAAGTAAGGGCCTATGTATTAAAACACGTTACTGATGACCACGAGTGATGTGCGGGTTTTGTGTTCATATCGGAGTGTTTTTCGGTGCTTAATCTAGTAAAAAGTTCGGGCGGGCGCTTACTCTTTGGTGCCCCGTACACCGCAAGGAAAGGCGAGCTGTAACTCGCCCCCATCCACCCGCAGCAGCCCTGACATCAGTGGACAAGTACTGGTGACTTTTCTACGGCTTTTCGCCGTACACCAGCTGAAGGATCAGGTCACACTCATGCTTGATCTTGCGGATATCCTCGGCGCCGTTCTTACTGGCGTGGCGGGTGATCCGCTTTACTATGCAGCCTTCGAGGAACGACAAGCCGTTAGCCTCAATATACTCTATCGGCTGTATCTCGCACGTCTTGTAGTGGTCACCGCCTATTTGCACGTCGAGTGAATCAGTCTTCTGGGTCATACAGCTCTTCCTCTATCAGGTCTACTATCCGGTTTAGTGTGGTTGCCAGCGCCTGGGCGGCAGCTGTCAGGGCTTCAATAGCCTCGCGGGCTTCTTCATCATCGCGGTGTATCACATCACCCCCCACAGCCACTGGGCTATTTCCCAGAGGGCTATGCCAGTGATCATGCCTTGCACAAAATCAAAGTCGTTGTTCATTACTCTTGCTCCTCTAGTTAATTGCTATGTATGCGCCCGCAGGGTTCGCAGTAGTCAGCCATTCCCTTGCCATGCTCGCAGAGGTCAACCCATCGCTCTTGCTCCTCTGTGTCTGAATGCGTAGCTCTATACCACTCGTTATATTGTTCGCGCTGGAGGCACCACCTCATGTGTGGGTCCGCAGGGTTTCTTCCGTTCAGGTGGTATGCGTAGCCGCCGCAGGTGCAGTGGTGGTCAAAGACTTTAAGTTTTTCTGCCCCATCTCTGGTCATTGCTCTTGCTCCTCCAGCGCCTCCAAGCGTTTTCCAAAGTAATCTCCATCAATTCTGCAGCCCCACGCTGCCATTTTCCGCATCTCCTCGCCTATGCGAACGGCTGTTGCCAGCTTCGCCTCCATAGCCCGCGCAGTGGTGTGCAGTTGCCGGTATGCAATACACGGTTCGGCTCCATCGGGCATCATGCAATCGGGTAGAAAGTGGTTTGGGAGCGGTAAGGGTTTTTGCTCTGCCAGCTTCGCCTCCAGTTCGGCTATGCGGTCTGCGGGGGCGTATTCTTTGCCCCATTTCCGAAACAGGTCAGAGGGTTCGTTAAACTCTATCCGGTTGCGATTCTCCATCGGGTTGTACCAGATTGAGTTTGGCCATTGGTTACTCATTGCTCTTGCTCCAGTTATAGGTTGGCGGTGCCTCGGTCATACAACACCTTTGCTGTGGAGTTTAGCTATCTCTTCTGCGTCAAAGCCCGCCTCCTTCAGCTTGGTAATCTGGCTGACCGTCAGTGGATCTTTAGCGGGCGTTTCTTCATAGGGTTCCACGCCCAATGCAGTGCCCACAAACAAACCACTCAAAGTGTTAATTGCGCCGGTATTTTCATCGTAGTCGCATAAAATCTTTTTCATTTTCTATCTCCAGTTATAGGTTGGCTTGCAGAGCAGGCAGTGACACTCGTTAGAATGCCAAGGAGGCACCAGCCTGTTGCAAGCCATAAACTCATTGCCCTGACTCCCTGATATCTATCCAGACTTCCTCGCCTGCGGCCAGCGCGCGCTCAATCTCCTTGTACAGCAGGACGTAGGCGCCGGTGCTGGACCCGATCATCGGACTGTTGGGGTCAGTTGCCGGGTTCTCGCCAACCAGGATACAGCCCTCGGTGTCGCGCACATAGTTGCCGATATGGATGTAGACCCACTCAAACCCCGGGACATCCTGCAGCCAGAGCATGCCGCCGTGCCAGTTGAATTTGTCTTTGTACCGTTTGACCATCCCGCCTTCATTACGCATTTTGACCTGGTAGCGGCCAGCCGGGATGGCGGTTTCCCCGGGGATTTTCTCCTCGCGGATTGGGTCTTCCAGGGCGAAGCACTCAAACACGCCATCGATGACCACCATCCCGGCAGTGTGGTTCGGGTGCCGCCCGTATCGGTGCAATCGAATCTCCATTACGTCAGCGCCTCCAGCGTGGTGATCACCAGTGCGACAATCGTGATGTAGGTCAACGTCCGGGGCAGCGCCCTGTAGGACTCGCTGATGTAATTGGTCAGCAAGTGAAACAGGTTATTGTTCTGCCCGTATGGCCCGGAGCCTTTATTCACCAGGCCCACATGACGAAACCGGGCGGTGTTGTCGGCCATTTGCTTGCGCCATTCGACCAGTTCGGCCCTGACTACTTCCAAGTTCTTCTTCATACCGTCGCTCATATTATCCACCATACTAATTCCCAAACGGCTATTCCAGTTACCATGCCTTGTATAAAATTGAAATCTCTACCCATCACCCTTCTCCTCCCACTCACTCCGCGTGATCGTCACCCGCTCAACTAGCACTGAGTTTCCGCTTTTGAATTTGGCCTCTATCAGTGCAATCTTGGCTTCCAGCTCGGCTATGCGCCGGATAAACTGCTCAGAGTATGCCTCGGCTTGGCAGTCCATCTTGTGCTGGCCGTTTATTTTCTGACAGACGGGGCATCGAATTGCCATCAGGGGTTTGTCACTCATCACTCAACCCCTCGCCTTCTGTGAAAGTCACTCTATCGGGGATGATGGCTAGGACTGCATAACCAGCATCCTCTAATTTCCTAGCCCGCTGCTTTGCGACTTCTTTGACGGGGCAATGCCCTGATCCCGCTAGAGCGCCAAAATTGGCATCATTACGCCACACCACCCGCCAGCCCAGATCGATAGTCTTCTGTATGGGCTTCTTGCGGTATTCGAAGGCAGGGTCAAAGACCCATTTGCCCGCGCTACTAATGGTTTTGGGATACCAAAGAGGGCTAGTCCTTTCTGGGTTGTTTTGCTCAATCTCACCACCTTCCGATATGTGCATCAGCAACTCAGCGCAGTGTTTTGCGAATTCTTGTTTAGTCATCATTGCTACGCCCTCACTCCATTCTGGTAGTAAAAATCGGTCAGGTTGTCCAGGCAGGTGTACTTGTCTATGCTGTATGCCTTGAATAGGTATTCGTTCCCATCCGTCACGAAAATATGCCGCGCTGCAATAAGTAACCGACACAAAGACTCAGGGTCTATGCACCAGTAATCATCCTCTACCACATCATCAACACCAGCTCCCACGGCAATATCATGGATACGCTGGCGTAGGGCCGCTTTCTGTTCCAGCTCGCGCTGTGCTTTTGTTTTACGTTTGGTCATTGGCTTGCTCCTTGATTTTCTTCACCCATACCAGCCTACCCCCCACCACAACGGATGCGGCTATAAATACCCACAGCAGCAGTCCAATCAATAACTCCATGTTGTCACTCATCACTTCTCCCTCGCTACGCCCTTACTCTTCTCAAATGACCGCATTCCGCCAATCCCCAGTAGGCCGCCCAGTATCGGGTACAGCAATTCAGATTGTACTGGCGGCATCGTAAACCAGACAGACAGTAGCGGGTTCAGCAGGACGTTATACAGCAGGCCCAGATTACAAATCCACAACGTGGCGGGCCTGGCGCCGGCAACGAACATCGACTTGTGCGCCGCGGCCTGTTTGTTGACATCGATCTGCGCCATGCGTGACGCCTGCGCGTTTGTCTCGGCCATGGTGTCGAGCTGGTAGGCTATCTCGGCCCGCTTGTCAGCGTCAGGCACCACCTTGTCCAGAATGGCGCTGATCGGGTTTATCAAACTAGTCCAACTCATTTTCCGTACCTCTCTCCGCTATCCCCCTCACCGGCCAAGGGCAGCCCCTCGCTCCAGTC